GTACTACGGCAGCTTGGCCCTTTGGTGATTCAACAGATAAACTCATTGAACTTGATCCAGCTAAATGGCCCTCTCCAAATGGTAATTTTGTAGAAACTGCTAAATGGCCCTTCGATAAATCATCAGAAATTTCTAGTATGAAGTGTACAGAATGTGATTGGACTGGTGATTGGACTGAGACAAATGATAAAGAAATTGATGGAATAGAATTTGATACTTGCCCTGTATGTAATGGAATAGTTGAAGATAAAGAGGAAGAATAATGGCTACTAAGAAAAAAGTAAGAATTGAACTATACGCAGAAGCACCCTACATGCAAGGCTATGCATCTGGTATAGCAAATGAAAAGTTTTTTAATCCGTACGCAGACATTGAAAATGCAGAGGCTGACGCTGATGACTATCAACGTGGATTTGAGAATGCTACAGAAACTGTAGAAAGCGTAGAGTAATTTAACATAAAGGAAATAAAATGAATGCACATAACGATATTAAAACACACTTTGATGAATACTTAATGGAGAACGAAAAGTTTGACAAAGGTAATTCATCAGCAGGCACACGTGCCCGTAAAGCACTAGCAGAAATGGCTAAAGCTATTAAAGCACGCCGTAATGAAATTACTGCTGAGAAAGCCGCAAGAAAAGAAGCTAAGGCTTAATCTGTGATAAATACTTGTGCAACACAAAGGTTGCACAATGTCAAAACAAAACACTCACAACGGAGGGTTATCTATGAGTTATAATAAGACAAAAACTGATCCTGAATTAGGATTAAAAGTACACGAACATCTAGTTAAAATGGGTGTTGAAACGCCAACCACTTATACGGGGAATATGTCCCGTGTAGGTAAGATTGAATTGATTGAAAGTCATTTCAAAGGCATCATGGAAACGTTAGGATTAGACCTAACTGATGATAGCTTAATGGACACACCCAAGCGTGTTGCTAAAATGTATGTTAACGAAATTTTCTGGGGATTAGATTATGAAGCATTTCCAAAGTGTACGACTGTCGATAACAAGATGCATTACAATGAAATGGTCGTTGAACGCAACGTTAACGTCCAAAGTAATTGCGAACATCACTTTGTTGTTATTGATGGGTTGGCTACAGTGGCTTATGTTCCTAAACAGAAAGTCCTCGGACTATCAAAAATTAACCGTATTGTTGAGTATTTCAGCAAACGCCCTCAAATCCAAGAGCGACTCACAGAACAAATCTTCCACACTCTCCAATTTATACTGGAGACTGAAGATGTTGCGGTAATGATTGATGCACAACATTATTGTGTAAAGTCACGTGGTGTAGAAGATACTGGTAGTAGTACAGTTACAAGTCGTTTAGGTGGTGGGTTCAAAAATGACCCAGCGGCACGTGCTGAGTTCTATCAAATTGCGAGACAGAAATGAATCCAAAGATTAAGGCATTAGAACAACAATGCTGGAGTCATCGTGTAGACGGAGTATTAGTAGATGGTCACTTGCATTTTGATACGGCAAAGTTTGCTGAATTGATTGTTAAAGAATGTATCCATGCATGTGTTGCTGACATAGCAGATCCTAGAGATACAATCGAATTTAAATGTGCAAAGAAAATTAAAGAACATTTTGGAGTTAAAGAATGAACGAGAAACTTAGAGAATTTGCTTTAGAAGCAGGCGGCAGTCACTATCCTGAAGTAAATCCAATGCAATTAAAAAAGTTTGCCGAGTTGATTATTCGTGAATGTGCTGATATTGCAATGCGTGAAGACCACGATCCTGCTGAATGTATTAAGAAACATTTCGGAGTTGAATAATGATCGATATTATCACAATAATTTGTTTAATAGCATTGGCTTGGTACATAGCATCTAAGTTGCCAGAAAGTAAATGCAACGGTGATTGTATGCAAGGTCGCAATTGTACGTGTAAATGACAAACCGTTCACCATTCAAGAACCAAGAAGAAGCATTTGCCTTTCTAAAAAAGATAGGCATGAAAAAGCGTAGGGTTTTAGAGGGTGTTGAGCGTGAACATATGTTATTGGTTTTTGCATTGATTGGACCAGCTGATAAAAGCAACAATCAAAGAACGTTTTCAGAAACTTACCATCATATTGGTAAAGAATATGAGGTTACATATGGATTTAGTGAGAAGGGTGAACCCGACCCAATAATAGAAGAAATTACGGAGTTAGAATGATTTTTAATAAAATAAAAGAACTGAAACAAGAAGGTAAGATAATCGGAATCACTTTTAGTCAGTTTGATATCTTACACGCCGGGCATATTGCAATGCTTAGTGAAGCAAAGAACCATTGTGATTATTTGATTGCTGGATTGCAAAACAATGCACAATGGGATAGACCAGAAAAGAATGAACCAATTCAAAGTATTGTAGAACGACAAATAAGTTTGTGTGCGGTACGCACAGTAGACGAGATTGTTATCTATAACACAGAGAAGGATTTATCTGACATTCTATTAACACTACCCATTGATGTGCGTATACTAGGTGTTGAATACGCAGACAAAGATTTCAGTGGTAAAGAAATCTGTGAAAAACGCAACATTAAAATTATCTATAATGGGCGTGACCATAGTTTTAGTAGCAGTAGCCTACGAAAGAGAATTTTGGAAGCCGAACAACAAAAACAAAAGTGGTAAATAAAGATGACCGGCCTTATGGGCTCATCCCGGTATACAAATTCTGCGTCCTATGCTATAATTAACATAGGAGAAAATAATGGCAAACTCATCAACAAGTGACTTAATACGTCACCTAGAAGAAAACTTTCAGTCACATCGCTGGAATTCAGCAAGACAATATAAATTCACAAGTACAAAAGAATATCACGATGCATTTCCATGTGCATATCGTCAATGGCGTGCAGACAGTCATTGCAATATGATTCATGGTTATAGTTTCAGTATGAAATTCTATTTCGGTACAGACAGTTTAGATGTACGTAACTGGGCGGCTGACTATGGTGGATTAAAAGAATTGAAAAAGATTCTTGAGGATCAATTCGACCACACCTTGTTAGTAGCACAAGATGATCCAGAACTTGAAACATTCAAAATGTTACAAGAAAAGAAATTGGCTAAGTTAACTATTCTACCACGAATCGGGTGCGAGAGTTTAGCCGACATGCTTTACAAATATGTCAATGGAGTGTATATTCCAGATATGTGGGGTCAAGGTGAGTCTGACCGTCTATGGTGTTATCGTGTTGAAGTACGTGAAACTCAAGCTAATATGGCTTTCAGAGAAGGTCATCGTGAATGGAATGAAGATTTATTTGCATGAGTCCTGAACAACGAATCAAAGCTGCCGAAGAATGGGCTCAACTAAGAGTAGAGGCCGCAGAGCGTGAGCGTGATGAGGCATTGGGCTTAGTTAGTGCGGCACACTTAGAATTGATACATAGCATCAAGTATGGATTCAATCCTGGTACTGCACACAGCACACTAATTAGTGTGGGTAGATTAAGCCCAATGCTACAAGCAAGAATGAAACGAATGTTAGAAGAAAAAGAATGAGTAGCATAGAAAAGAATGATTTGTTTATGATTACATGTAATAATGTATTGCCTTCGTACGGTGAATTTAAAAAAATTATTGACTATGAAATAGAATATCACCTATGTCAAACTGTTCCAAAATATCAATCTTATCCATTCATGCACGAAAAATATTATCATAATGAACTGTTAACTACGTTAATAAATTTTACTTTAGACACCTTAAGAAAAAATAATAAATCAGATTTATTTCTAAAACTTTGTTGGTTTAATGTTTGTAAACAAGATTCAGAGTTTCAATGGCATACTCATCCAACATCAAGCGTATCCGCTGTTTATTTTATGGATGGTTGTGAAGATAATGGTACCATACTTGACTATAACGGGACTATATTTCAAATTTTACCAAAAGAAAATAGTTTATTTATTTTTAATTCAACCATTTCTCATACTATACCAACTTGGAAAAATAAAAATAGATATTCTATTGCCTTAGAATTTCTACCAAATAAAACAATTAATAATTAAGAAAAAATATGGTCAAACCAATTAAATTATGGCGTATATGGGCAAAAGCCTTAGGTGAAAAAACGGGAGCTACAAACACAGAAGCTGACCACATCGCTTGCATCCGTACAGCAATAGTGATATCATATATTATAACAAACTGTTTTATTATAGCAGGCGTTATACGACATTGGTAATAAAATTATGAATAAACTAAAAATATCAGAACTGTTTTACAGTGTACAAGGTGAAGGAAGATACATGGGTGTACCAAGCGTGTTCTTACGCACGTTTGGATGTAACTTTAAATGTGCTGGCTTCGGTATGTCTAAAGGAATGGAAAGTACAGAAAGGTTTAAAATAAATGCAGAAACTATTAAATCTTATAAATCACTACCACTTGTTAGTACTGGATGTGATAGCTATGCGAGTTGGGATCCACGCTTCAAACATCTCAGTCCTTATTACGACATTGATACTATTGCCGATAATATTGTCAATTTACTTCCTCATGGTCGTTGGAAAGATGAGCACTTGGTTATTACGGGTGGTGAGCCGCTCTTAGGCTGGCAACGTGAATATCCAGAATTATTGTCACATAATAACATGCGTGGCTTGCAAGAAATAACATTTGAAACTAATGGTACACAACTGTTATATCCTGAATTAGTTAATTATTTAAATGAATGGAAGAAGCATCGTTTCTTACATTGTCTTACGTTTAGTGTTAGTCCTAAACTAAGTATCAGTGGTGAAAATTGGGAAGATGCTATTTGTCCTGATGTTGTACAACAATATTACAATACTGGTTATACATACTTGAAGTTTGTTGTAGCAACTAAAGAAGATGTAGAAGAAGCGGAACAAGCAGTAAATGAATATCGTAAAAGAGGTTTTAAAGGTCCTGTGTATCTTATGCCTTGCGGGGGTGTTCCAGAACTTTATAATCTTAATAACAGAAAAGTTGCAGAACTCGCAATGCAAAAAGGATGGCGATATAGTGACAGACTACAAGTCCCGTTGTTCAAAAACGAATGGGGAACTTGATGTTCGGAAGTAATTACAACGACTATAGAACAAAGTTAGGATATAATCCTAAATTATCAACTGAAGCTGAATGGACATTTTACAAAACAGCAACATGGACAAAACAGTTTGCATGGTTGCCTCATCGTTGTAATCTTACTAAAAAATATATTTGGTTAGAAAATGCGTATAAAGGAACAGCAGAATATAGAGTTGATGATAATCATTTTATAAGTGAACATACATGGCATAATTATGACGAACACATTATTTGGGAATTACAAAGATGATTGAACTACGCTGGTTAATACAAGCTGGGTGGGATGGGCCCGAACAAGTATTGCAATACAAACAAAAAATTGATACAATAGACTATAGTAGAAAAGATAGTAATGGTCATTTTGTTAAGACAACAGAAATGACAGATTGGGTTACAGTACCCACCGTAGATGAGGTATGGAATGCGGACATATGATAAACGAATTGGCTTCTTAGTTAGTTATCAAACACTTATACCCCACGGTGGTATTGGTCAATTTGCAAAAAGTTTTTGTGAGTTGATGGATGAGCATAACATCAAAGTTGATATAATCACTGATAAAGAACCTAAGGATAATGAGTTTGTCAAGTCACTAAAAGCAAATATTATTGCACCTTTAGAATCATTACCATACACTACACATAGCAACATCTTTATGTATGGTGATACATTCAATTATGAGCGTATGGCTAACTTTCGCAATAGTATTGTTGAAGCATTGGAGCACAACCTATATGATGCATTCATTTGTAATACATACGAAACAGTGCAGGTAGCGAGTACAATGGGTCTAGAAGACTGTATCCAAATCATTGCTTATACACATTTAGAAAGTCAAATCTTTAAAGACACTAAGAACCCTTTCTTATACAATACCAATGTATTGATGCGTCAGCAACTTACTACACCGGGTATATCCGTTGGAACACAGAGCAAATACAATTGGCTTAACCTAGATGAATCATCTTATCATTTACCTATACCAATCACTGAAAGAGGATTACTAGAAGAACATCACAAACCACGTGAAGGTGTGTTGTTTGTTGGTCGTTGGGAAGAAGGTAAGAATCCAGAATTGTTTTGTGAGTTAATAGAACAAACAAAACTACCAGCTAAAGTAATGACTAGTGCAAATGGTGCTAAGAAGTTTGAAGAACGATTAAAGAAGATTGGTGTACCATATGAAATTAAAGTAAGTATTATTGGTCAAGAAAAAGTTGACTTCATTACTAGTGCAAGAGTTGCATTTAATCCTAGTACAGTAGAGAGTTATGGTATGGCATTCTATGAGCAAACAACTCAGTTACCAACATTCTGTTTAGAGAATCAACGCTGGACTAATAACTTTAAAGGACAATTCTTTTTTGAAACTAATAAAAAGAACATGGCAGTAGATGTTAAGGGTGCATACGATACATTCTCAACTGCAAAAGAATGGTACAGTCACGGGGCATTACTACACACTATACAATTAGAAGAAAATGTATTTCATAAATGGAATGAATGTTTTAATGAGTTTGTACCAAAACAATCTAATAGCAACACTGCTAAGATTTTAGAAAACACTACAGTCAAACACAGTGATTACATCAAAGATTTGAATCGCAGTTTAATTTGTATTGATGATATCCGTAGCGTCTTGACCAATAAACATAAGTATCGTGTAATCTATACAGACAACGAAACTTATCTAACTAAGGATCCAAGTTACGAACCAATAGAAGAGGCAGTAGGTATAAACCTATTTGATTTTGCATGAAGAAAATTTTAATCACCGGTAACTCAGGCTACATCGGCAGTCATCTAAGTAAGATGTTGAATGACGAATATGAAGTCTATGGATTAGACAAAGTAGGTCCTCAATTCAAAGTTAAGAAACATTATAATCTTGACATTAAAAGCCAGCTTAAAGTCAATGAAGAATTTGATTGTATCATTCATTTAGCCGCACTAGTCAATGTAGGCGAGAGTGAACTACAGCCCACAGACTATTACATGACTAATTTGTTTGGGACATTGAATATCCTACAACATATTAAAACAAAAAACTTTATCTTTGCTAGCACTGGTGCAGCCGAAAAGTGTGAAAGTGCTTATGGTGTTAGTAAACGGGCAACAGAAGATTGCGTTAGAGAATTCTGTCAAGTTAATAAAGTTCCATTTACTACATTTAGATTTTACAACGTAATTGGTAGTGATGGATTCAAACCTACCAATCCTGATGGATTGATGTATAATATAATGAGAGCTCCTAAACTAGGATATTTTAATATCTTTGGTAACGATTATGCAACTAAAGACGGTACTTGCGTTAGAGATTATGTACATGTTAATGAAATTTGTAATAGTATCAAGTTAGCGATTGAAACACCTAGTAATAGTTTAGAGAACTTAGGTCATGGGGTAGGAAATACTGTTAAAGAAATGGTCGAATTGTTCAAACAGGTTAACCAAACTGATTTTGAAATACGATATACTAACCGAAGAGAAGGTGATATTGAATACAGTGTGCTTAATAATCCAAGTTCATATATGAGAAAAGTATACACTATCGAGGATTTGCTAAAAGTTGACAATTAATCGTATTACTGTTACACTTAAGCCATGACTAATCAAAACATTAAACGTATTGGCTTTGCTTGCAAGTGGGCAGAGATTAACAAAAAAGGTGAAATAGTCAGTACTCAGGGACTGAATACTGGCGGCACTACTATGGCATGGGCCAAACGCAATAAGCGTTCTACAGTGGAGGAAAAAATTATTGATGTTGCTAAAACTAATATCAATAATACTCATGCACTGATTAAGAAAGTTGCAGAATTACCCCCTGAACTACGTATGTTGCGATTAACTAGTGACATGTTGTCATTCTACACACATGAGGACTACTCATACTTTTGGCAAGATACTAATACACAAGATAGTCTAGCACGTTGGTTTGCACCCTTAGGTGAGACTGCACGTAAGCATGATATCCGACTAAGTTTTCATCCCGATCAATTTGTTGTATTAGCAAGCGACCGTGACGAGGTAGTAAATAAAAGTATAACTGAATTTGAATATCACTGTGACATGGTGCGTTGGTTAGGCTATGGCAAAACATTTCAAGACTTCAAAGTTAACGTACACATTAGTGGCCGTAAAGGCCCTCAAGGCATCAGGGATGTGTATGGTAGGTTATCACCTGAAGCACGAAACACACTTACATTAGAAAACGAGGAATATACACATGGAGTCATTGACTGCCTTTCATTATCTGATCTTGTCCCAACTGTTCTTGACATTCATCACCATTGGATTAGGGAGGGCGAATATATTAGCCCCGATTCGGAGATTGTTAACCGTGTTGTTGATAGTTGGAGGAATGTCCGTTCTACTTTACATTATTCCGTCAGTCGGGAAGATGTACTTGGAGAACATGACCGATCTGTCGCACCCAATCATGGTGCGTTGATTGAATCAGGACACAGTAAACAAAAATTACGTGCCCATTCAGATTACTATTGGAATGATGCAGTGAACGATTGGGCATTGACATTCCTTGATAAATTTGATATAATGTGCGAAAGCAAAGCTAAGAACTTAGCCAGCTTTAAATTATACGAGAGAGTAAAAAATGTTTGACAAATTAAAGAACTTATTCAAGAAAACAGAAAAGCCTGTTGAATCTAAGAAGCCAACTAAAGCAAAAACTAAGGCTCCAACTAAAGAATTAAGTCTTAAAGAAAAAGCAACACAAGCCGGGGAACCCTACATCAATATTTTAAGTTTAGATATTGATCCCAAAGATATCAACAGCGGTGCATTTGATTTAGACTTTAATGAAATTTTTGTAGCAAGATTAGTCAAAGCTGGTTACATGATGAGTAAGGATGACAAGGATACTGATATCGTAGATAGATGGTTCCAGCAAGTTTGTAGAAATGTAGTACTTGAGATGTATGAGCAAGTACAAGCGGATCCTATGAACCGTGACATTCGCCCTATCCAATCACGTGACCTTGGCAATGGACGTACAGAGGTGAGTTAATGTCTAAACTTGGTTGTAAAAAAATGAATTTAAGTTTGAAGCGTACTCTCATACGAACTACTGTTAGAAAAACGAAAAAACGTTCTACCGCAGGAACCATATTAGAAATGTATGGTGAATTAGTATCGTCATTTACTAAACAAGATTTTACCGATTATGAAAAACTACATCACAGTTGGGGGACTCCGGGTCGGAAAAAACACATAATGTTGGAAATTGCGTTACAAAACAAAATGAGCAACCCAGTATGTGCTTTAGCAAAAATAAGGGCTGAAGACCTGATGCATCATCAAAAGATTCTTCAAATACTGCGTAATAGATGGTTAAATCTTGTAGAGCATAAAAAAAATATTGTCAATAATAATCCGGAGTTGTTTTGGCTCGGAATGGCAAACAAACTCAGTAGAGTTTCTAAAGAAAGAAAAGGTATAAAAATTTCTAATGCATGGATTGATATTGAATCTAGAGAACAATTAGTTTCTTTTCTAAAAGAATTATATGATAAACAAACCGGTAAATGTGCTATTACCGGAGTCCCATTGGAACTAGAGATAGGGACTACGAAGCCTAACCCAAACAAATGTTCATTGGATAGAATTGATAGCAACCGCGGATATTATAAATCTAATGTTTGGTTTGTAGCATGGTGGGTCAACGCTATGAAGTCTGATATGAATATGAATACATTCCAAGACAGAATTAGAATTCTTAACTCATCATTACCTGAAAACAAAAGTATTACCTAAATAAAAGGTTGACAAATATTGTATATGGGTATACAATATACACATATTTCAACAACTCACAGGAGTTACCAATGCGCCGAACTAAATCAGCAGTGCAAATAGCAATGAATGAAATTTTCGTTCCTGAAATTGAACCATTGCAACAAGAATATCTAGTTGATAACATAATTGATGCTATCGCTAAAGTGATGAAGGCCGTTACAAAAAAAGCTATCGTTATTCAAGCACCTACAGGAAGTGGTAAAAGTTTTACTATTACTAATTTCACATCTATTCTCATTGCTCAAAAATATAAAAATATTCGAAATGTTTTCTTTGCGGCCCCTTCACAAGAATGTGTTGATGAACCGCTTGAAAGTATGATGAAATATGACGGTACTTATCTAGGTAATAAATTAATTAAAGTTTATGATAGTAAACAATTAAAGTATGCGATTGAAAATGGCATCGACTTGCCCGGTGATATCCGTTACTTTTTTATGACTACCCAATATATGTACGGTCTGTATGAGGATTTTGATCCTGCATACCCTGATGATTTTGACTTGTTGCTACCAGATTTGATTTTTAACGATGAAGCTCATCGTGGATTAGGTGTGCCTGATGCATCTACTACAAAAGAAGATCAAGGCGTTACCAATAATAATTGGGAACCCAAGTGGTTTGATATGCAAACTAATATGATGAATGCCGGATCAGTTATCATTCATTTAACTGCAACACCAACACAAAGTCAATGCATGAAAACATTGGTTGGTGCTGACAAATATTTGCAGTTACCCACAATGCCAAAGTTTAAAGAATCAAACGCATTCACTAAATTTGAATATCACGGAAATCGTGAAGATTTGTATGAAACATTAGAAGCCGCTTACAAGACATTTGCTTGGCAAGTAAACGAGATTCGTAATCAACAACTTTTGATTCCGGAAACAACATGGGATATTGTCTCAGACAAGATTCCTAAGATGATGCCCGGTATCATTATCAGTCTAGGTCGTAACAATGCAGTTAACGGCATTCCTATTGATGCTGTGATGAAAGATGTTAAAGCGTTTGTCAAACGAATAAATGCAGTGTTGTTTGTATCTACTTCTAAAGAAAAACACTTTGATGGTCAATCAATCAAACGCATGAGTGAAGGCATTAAGTTAGCAAACAGCCCTGCGTATGTTAATCGACCACTAGTAATGGTTGTAGTTGATTCAGGTAAAATGGGTATTAACATCCCTCGGCTAATTACAGCAGTAGTTTGTAAAGTACCTGCACAGAAAAAGATTCATAATAGTTACACACAGTTTGTCGCACGTACTTGTCGTTTGCCTTTCTTCCGAGACCATGAATTAGGTATTGACTTCATCCGTAAGATGAAAGTGTCCGATGAGGTCAAGTCTCTTGTGTGTTCGTATTACTCTTTGTTATCCACTTCATTTGCTATTCTTCCGCAAGATACTGAATTAATGCAATTGGTAGAAGAATTCTATACAGAAGATACATTTGATATGATTGATGGTATTGACTATATACTCAACGGGGTGTTTGGAACCAAAGACCCGAGAAAGTTAGTTTCGGGCTTACGCCTTGCTTTCGACAATGGACAACTCAACTCATTATTTCGAAAAGACCATTGTGAAGCCTGTAAAGGTATTTGCTTTGAACAAGCAATTAAGGGTTACACTACTCAATACGGTGATGACACGGTTACTCTAGGTGATTTTATTGAAGATTGGAAGACTACGCTACAAGTTGACCATATTGACGGTAATCGCTACAATAATGACCCTTCTAATCATGCTACAGTTTGCCCGAACGTACACATGTTAAAGACACAGCGACAAAAAGATTTTCTGAATACATACACTTTTGGTAAACCAAAGAGTTGACAAAATCTAAATATACGTATATAATACAGATATGAAATACGCACTCATTGACACTGCAAACACCTTCTTTCGTGCCCGACATGTTGCTAGTTACAACAGCGATACATGGGAGAAGATCGGCATGGCATTACACTTGACACTTGCTAGTGTTAATCAAGCAGTAAGACGCTATGGAATTGACCACGTTGTGTTTTGTTTAGAAGGCCGTAGCTTCCGCAAAGATATCTACGAGCCCTACAAAAAGAATCGCATTGTTGATGCCATGTCAGTTACTGAGGCTGAAAAAGAAGAAAACGATATGTTTTGGGATACGTATGAAAAATTCACTACGTACATCAGAGAGAAAACTAACGTTAGCGTACTCAGGCATGAGCGGGCTGAGGCTGACGATTTGATTGCCCGCTTTATTCACTTACATCCAGATGACACGCATTATATTATTAGCACTGATTCCGATTATGTTCAGCTTATTACTGATAAAGTGTTCCAGTACAATGGAGTCACAAATGAACTTATCACACTTGACGGATACTTTAAGGATACAGGCAAACCGATATTAGACAAGAAAACTAAAGAACCTAAACTGTTGGAAGATCCAGAATATTTGCTCTTTAAGAAAATTATTCGCGGTGACGCAGGTGACAACGTATTCACCGCATATCCTAGAGCACCCGAGAAAGGTAGTAAGAATCGTGTAGGTATTCGTGAGGCATTTGAGGATCGTGACAAGCAAGGCTTTAAATGGAATAATTTCATGTTGCAACGTTGGGTAGACCACAATGGTGTAGAACAGGTTGTACGTGATTGTTATTTACGTAATAAAACATTGATTGACTTGAAATCACAACCCGATGAAATCAAACAATTAGTTGATGATGCTATTCGGAATGGTGTTCGCACTACAGTTACTCCTCAAGTAGGTGTTCATTTAATGAAATTTTGTGGCAAATATGAACTTAATAAAATATCTGAAAATGCTGAGACTTATGCTAAGTGGCTTAATAACCCGTATAAAGGGTCGTTACATGAGTAATATACTAGAAAAACAATTGTATGCAGGTATCCTAACAGTATTGAATGACAAAAATAGTTATTACAATAGTTCTGTAGGTCCCCATCATTCTAAGTTTGAAAAAAATGGTGAACAGGCTGTTATGGATTTTGTCAAACAGTTTGCTCCACTAATGCTTAAAAAACAAAATGAAGATTTAGATGAACGTGCTAAGAAATTGATGTGGGAAGAGTTGAAAAAATAATGTCCGATAATCTTTCGTTGTATCAAAAAATTGTTGATTATTATTACGATAATATTCATTGGGAGTCTGAGTTGTCAATCAATGACTGGTTGACTAAAGATTATGGTGCATTTTATAATAGATATAGTAAAACATTTTCATTTGAGTCAGATGCAAAGAAGGCGTGGTTTTTGTTGAGGTGGGCATGACATTTATTGCTACAAAATCAAGAATTAAAACTATTAAAGCAGGTGATAGACTTTGGAATATACATGATGGTCTTCATGTGGTTGTTCCTAGAGCAGGATTCGAGATAAGTGAACGTTGTCCTAAAGAATATAGAGATGTAATCAATCAATGTTTGCTAAGTGGTTGGCTTAAACCAATTGCATACATGAAAGATTCTGAATATATGTGGGAAAAGTTGCGTGAATAGACCTAACTTAGAACGTGATTTAAAGAACTGTGATTGGATTATTGCTAAAGCAAAAGCTAATAAATCCTATGCACAAAACATCTATGCGGCATTATGTAACATGGAATGGCAAAAACGTGAGATGTGGCCTATTCTTAAAGAAGAAACTTGGGGTTGCTCTTGGCGTTACGCAGGTGGACTGGTAGCACAACTTATTGAAGAAGGTGGCTACATGGATTGGTACTGTTCTGGTATTAGAGATGAAAGCGCAGGATATGCACCTGAAGGTGTTGTCACTGACGAAATTGAAGAAGATTTTTTAAAACTTGGCTGGGTTCCAGTTCCATACGAAGATGCGGGTATTTAATGAAACTACTACACGATGATTACAACTTGGTTTATGTTTGGGTTGATGATGACAACGAAGATATAGAACTAAGTCCTCACTTTGATTATGAAGAAGACGCCGACCAATGGTTTGAACGAATGAAAAAAGAGGTAACAAAAAATGAACGATGATGAATACGAAGATTTCAAACAATACACTTTAAAGATTCAAGGTCTTAATTGTTTGGATGAACAAATGCTTGGTGCATTAATTGATAGTCTTGTTGATTTTTACACTAGTAAATTTGGACTAGACATGTCTATTGACGAACCAGAGAAACCTGTATATGATGCAGAGAACTTAGATATTGCAAAAGATTACTTGAAAAAATTTAGACTACCATGAGTGAAAAAGAAATCTTTTATAAAAAAGTAGGTCGTAGATACGTACCCGTGCGTGAATATGATGATAAACTTATGGATGCGTTTCCTAAGGGCGCACATCTTGTAATATGCTATCCCGGTGGACAAAGCACAAGGTATAATGTAGATCCAGCATACGCTCCTATGATTGCGGCTGGGCGTGTAGCAGAAGATAAGATTAGTGAGGCAATTAGAAAAGCAACTGACTTGCGTCCTGCTAAGAAAGAAAGAAAATTAACAGAAGAACAACTACGTTGCTGGAAAGCATTGAGCAAAGCGTTCGGAGAAGAGAATCATGCATTAGAATGGCCTAGTGCAAGAGAGGCTTGTGAAGAAGCAGTTAAAGCAATGAGTGTTGAGGCAGAAAAATTATTATCTGTCCCATCAGTAAGAAAAGCCTACGAACATTTCTTGTTAGTAGCAAAATTAACCAAGGATAAAAATGATGAACCTAATCGCTAAACCAATTGTAAAGAACCAATACTGGGTAGTCACTGACGGTGACAAAAAAGTAGGTAACGTAATTCAAGAGGGTACTGAGTATAAGGTAAAAATTGACAATAAAATTGAAAGTTACACTAGTACTAAACAAATTGAAAAGACAAAACGTATTCAATTTGAAACTATAAAACCTAGCAAAGTTAAAGAGCAAATGCCATCATTTGCAGTATACCCAACTACTTCAAATCGAATTTACAATAGTTATTATGATGTAAAGCGTAAACTGCATATCTATACAAAAACTCCAAAAAGTAAATGCTATCATGTTGCGGGATGGTTCGCAATCAAACAAAACGATGGTTTTGTGAATATCTTTTGCCCCAAATACATTTTTGTACAGCGTTATGAGTATATTGGACCATTTAAGACTGAAAACGATATTATTTTAGACTAAATACTATATGAGCCAAATTAAAAAGTTTATTGATAGAGTTGCTAATGCAGAAGGACGTCAGATGCGTGAATTTCTAATGCCTATATCTGACGCTAAAGAACTACGTGACGAGATTATGAAACTAGTTTTAGACAAGAAAGACCAGACAAACAGCACCGAACCTATTCAAGTTGTTATGAGTGGTGGTAAATGGTAAACTAATGAGCAGAACACAACCCAAAGTTATTATAGAACTTGTTGATAAAAAAACATACAAATGCGACCAAATTGTAGAGGCTGCTGGTATATGGGCTGTGTTTTATGACGGACAACCAATCAATCTAAAAAGTCAACATTACCTTGACAGTAACATAGTTCCTAAATATAAAAAGACCAGTTTTAGTAATCCTGGCCATGCTAGAAACTTATGCCGTAAATTAAACACACAATTTAAGACAGATAAATTTTCAGTAGTGTTTATGAATAATGGTACAAAAGTGTACCCGGATGAATAAATTAAAAGTCGTAATAACCGAAGCAGTATGTAAGCAATTGCCATTTATTACGACTTCGGAAAATTGGAATTTTGACGATGCTATTAAAAGATGGTGGGTGACAGGAGTCAGTAGTGAAGTATTACGATTAACTGATACAGGAGACATGTGTTTCCAACTAGCAGAAATAGAATGTTATAAATATGACTTCATGCCTAAAATGCCGGTACAAGGTAGTTACTATAATTACATGTCAACATTAGGTAAAAAAATCAAATGTCCTTATTACTTAGGTGTAAATAAAATTGACGATGAAAGAAAAAAACCATATATAAAATTATATGATAGTAAAATTGCTATGATGGTAAGTTTGTATGGTGACATAGATAGTTATTTAAAATCAGTAAAGGTAAAAAAATGACAGAAGAAAAGAAAAGTAATAACCCATTTATCAATATGGCCAATGATGCTAAAAAAGCAAACAACATCACAAAGCAATATGGTAAAGCACCTAAACAACAGGGTCCAAAACCTAATACAAAAGGTTTTGGTGGTGCAAGCGTAGTAAGACGAACAGGCCGGGGCGGCTGATAAATAATTAAAAGGAAACATCATGAAAAAACTAGCATATATTTTACTAACATCATTTGCATTAATTTTCACAAGTTATGCGGCTGAACCAATCAAGTCACCAAATGGTATGAAACTTGCTAAGAAGAAAGACCATAGCAAGGACAAGAAGGCTAAAAAACCAGAAAAACCAGCTAAAAAAGAACAAAAAGAACAGAAATCAAAGTAACTGATAAATAAATTAGCAGTTTCGGGGTCTGTCACAAAACCCGAATTTAAACACACACACATAGGAGAATAAAATGTTTAATACAATCACACATACTGCCATCGATGCAGTTCAAACAGGTAAAAAGCAAATCGTTAGCTCAGTCGTAAAACACGAAACTCTTGCTAACACAATCAACAAATTTGTAGATGCAGAAACAGCATACACCAAAGCATTGTTTGACAACACTGTCAATACAGTCACTGGTTTCTATTCTTTGTTGACTAGTAAAGATTTTGCTAAAGAAGTTACTGAAACTTTTGTTCCTTCTTTTACAAGCACAAAAGCCGCAAGCAAAAAAACTAATTAATTTATGTGGATCCTCAAACAAATTGAGAAATGCTTTAGTAAATTTAGTAACAGTTATTCAAGCAGACTAGAAGAATACATCGTCAGTCGCAATCCACAGAGCGAGGCTGACGTTGAACGTCTTACTATTGAATTTCACCGACGAATCTCCTACTATTAGTATCCAAATAAATACTAATTATGACATTAGTTTATATCCACGGTGCAAGTGCTACTGGTGAAAGTTTTAATCATATTCGTGAACATTTAGGTGGTAACGATATTGTAGTTAACTACGACAGTAGAAATGGCTTTGAGAACAATCTAAAAACTATGACTGAACAATTAGCATTAGTAAATAAAATGTTTTTTATTGGTCATAGTTTAGGTGGTATATATGCTATTCATTTAGCCAACTCATTACCCAAGCAAACAATAGGTGCAGTAACACTTAGCACTCCTTATGGTGGGGCTGAGGTTGCTGATTATGCTAAGTATTTTTTACCATTCAGCAGATTGATGAAAGATATTGGACCAAGTAGTTGGGCAATGAAACAAGCAAATCGAATTAAGATACAGCATCCATGGACTAATGTAGTAACTGTAAAAGGACAAAGTCCTTTTATGGTTCAACCTAATGATGGGGTAGTAACTATTGCTAGCCAAAAACACCATGATGATATGGAATTGATTGAAATAGATTACAATCATTATGAGGTGGTTCTTAGTGAAAAAGTCATTAATATTATTAAAGACCGAATTAAAAAGATCCAAAATAATTGATAGTGTATCATAACAATGATATACTTCAATCGTGTTCATAGTGAACACAATAGACATACACACAAGGAGAAAATTATGTCAGATTTTACACCAAAACTTCCAGAAGTTAAGTTTAACAAAAATGGTTACGAGATTCGCAGTGACGTTCTAGCAATGGCTAAGGATATTGTCATGCAAGACTATAACCTTAAGGTTGCGGGTTGGCAATTGACTACCCAAAAGGATGAAAAGACCGGACAACTTGTTAGCACCGTAGCAATGCCCGAGTTTCCCGGAATGGAAAAGATTTTAGAAGCCGCTGAAAAGATGTACGGTTTTGTTAATCAAAGCACTACTAAAAAGTAATACTTTTAGTTCTCAAAAAAGCTCCGCTAGTCGGGGCTTTTTTTTGCCCAAAATTTGACAATAAATGGATACTCTGCTATACTACGTGTATTGATTAATTAAAGGAGCTTGCAATGACCCAAGTTTATGATGCACTGACAGACAAACAAAAACGTGAAATTCGCATGTATGGCGTGACCGAAGCCGAGATGAAAGAGGCTGTAGAACAAAGTATTACTTTTCGTCATAGTGGTCCTGCTATGATGGCAGCTAGCCTGATGAGTGATTGTCAGGAAATGATTGCTTATGACAACGGCGGATCGTATGATTTCATGGTCATTGAAGATGTTCGCCAAGCACTGAATCGTGCTAAGTGGATCCTCTTTGAGTACTGTGACCAAAAGTAATACTTTATGTTACATACCCAAAATTTGACAATAAATCGTTTTGGGTATATAATACTTGTATTGATTGATTAAAGGAGCTAGTTATGAAGGTAAAACTTTTTGTTACAGGTAGTCAGAATTACATGTATTTCAAAAACAAACTTCCTACTAGGCGTTGGGATTACTGTGAGACACCCCGTACAGTGACCATTATCCAAGATCCGGTCAACGTCTATCAAGACGGTGAGTATGGTTTTGTGAAGGTTTTTGGTCGTAAGATTTTTGTCAAATGTGACGGAAGTCATTGGGAAATTGTTGGTGTTGAGAAATCCAAAACTTGACAATAAATCAGTTTGGGTATATAATAGAATCTTAGACAGTAAAGAAAAGGAAACGAAATGTCAAACGAATTCAAATCTTGGGAACAAATGTCTGAGTTAGAGCAGGCCCAATGTACATATTGGGATATGTACAAGGATGCGTATGGCGTTCGTCCTCGAGGCGTTGACACTTCTAGTTGGACTTTGGAACAGTTTGAAGCAGAGTTTGCTTCACTGGCTACTGCTATTGAACAAGAAGATGCCCAGCGCAAAACTGCTGAGGCAGAAGCCATCACTAAGTTTGAACAGCATGTGACCAACATTACATGCATGGGTGCCCGCAATCGTGAGACCGCACTTAAGTGGATTATGGATGCTAGCAACGCCAATGGCGACTGGGAGTACTTTTGTTTTACTCAGGGTTTGCCTTATAATTACTTCAGAAAAGCAGCCTAAGGTTGACAATAAATGGATTTGGGTATATAATAGAATCTTAAACAGTAAAGAAAAGGAAACAAAATGTCTGCACTAGTTGAATACACATTGGAATTGTACAAATCTGACAAACGTGTTAAAGGCGGTAAGCGTCTTGTTACCAAACAAGAATTTGCCCCAGTCACTAAAGCCTACATCAAGGCTGTGATTGAATCAAAAACTAAGTTGGGTTTTATTGTGGAAGCACATGAGACTTTTGTTACCAAACGCAACATGATGACTGGTAAGACATACCAAGAGCGTTATGATACCCCGTATTTCTGCTCACCCTCTAGCGAAACTTTTTGGAGCATGTAATGCCTAAATATCAAAAGCCTGTACTAAATTTTAATGCTGATGATGTTTGGTCCGCGGCTTGTCAGGCCCAACGAGTCAATGGTGCGTATGTTAAACTGAGTGTGTTGTCCGAATCTGATCCTAGTATGGATCGAAAATCTAATCGCCAATTGGTAGAATCATTGTTGTCAGACACTACACAAATTACCGACGAAAATCGTGAACAGGGTAAAAAGGTTCGTAAGTACTATCAAGCATTCACTTTCAAAATTCTTAAAGGAATTAAATTAAGTGAATTTGATAACACTGCAATGCTTATTAGTAATCGTGATGTTATTAATGATAACTATGATGTTGCCGTTATTGCTAGTCTACCTAGTTGTTACGAGCGTGGTGTAAAGCGTGATAATGTTGACCAAAGAGTTAAGTTTGCTACCGGCGGATACATAGGTAATATTAGTGACAAGGTTACAGTAACTATTGAGGTACTGAAAACTGTTTACAGCCAAAAGTGGAATACAAATTATTTTACAGGTATCACAAGTGATGACCAAGTAGTATTTTTTGCATACAACGGTACCGGTAAGCTAGATATTGGTGACACCTATACAATTCAGGGTACTGTTAAATCACACCGTGACAACAGTACTCAAC